GAATCTTCTACGGTAAGACCGCTGGCAGCCAACTTCTCAGCCGGTGTCAGCTCAGGGATTGGATCTGCTTCTATCGCTGGCAAAACCTCTTGCGGTGGTGCAACAAACTCGCCATCAACGTAGCTCCAGCCAACGCCGGCCACGCTATCTGCGGGAATTTGTGCGGTGATGCAGTCGGCAGGCGGCTTCCATGATGGCTCACCGTCCCAAAGGATCACGTTCGTGACCAGATTGTTGGCATCGACAATGGCGTAGTTCATGGCTCTTAGAACTCCATAACGAAAACAACGCCAGCAGTGCCAGCAGCACCGCCGCTGGTTCCGTTGTTGAAATTTTCATTTCGCAAACCTCCATTACCGCCTCGGCCATATCCGCCTGCCCAGAAAGAAATGCCGCCGGCACCCCCAACCGCTTGGTTGGCATTTGTGATATTACCTACACCACCTGGACCGCCATCTACGGTGATCTGACTGTTTGTGGATGCACCGCCTTCCGCTGATAAGCCTGCTGTATTAGTTCCGGCATTGCTAGCTCCTCCATTGCCTGTAATGGTTAAACCTGTACCACCAGGATCAAAACTTGTATTGCCCCCAGATGAATTAGCTGCTCCTCCGCTGCCAATCGTCACAGAAGCACTGCTTCCCATTTCTGTTGTGTTGTATAAACGCACTGCAGTGCCACCGCCACCTCCACCACTACCGGCAGCATCTTTAGTGCTATCTGTAATTATTGCATTTCCTCCGCCGCCGCCACCACCAGTTGCAAAAACAAGAAAGCTAGTCTTACCAGCCGTTGGTGTATAGGTACTGGAACTTGCAATAACTTGGATACTGGCGCCAGCCGCTGCAGTTGCCCAACTGACAAGAGTTCCATCTGTTTTTAGAAACTTCTCTGCGTTGCCCGCCTGAGTTGGCACCAAGGCATTGATTGCGCTAGATGCCGTCGTTTCACCCGTGCCACCGTTGGCAATAGGAGTTACCCCGCCGGGAGCAAAGGTCGAATCAAAAACGCCAATCGTGATCCAGCCGGTATTGGTGGCATTACGGACTTTCCAGATAGCGGGACTGGAGCTGATATCAATCCAAGGCTGAAAGGCAACAGTGACGGCAGGAGCACTAGCGCCAGAGCTTTGGCTGAACAGTGCCGCCAAGTTGTCGTTGATGTCGGCGCGGACGGTGGGAAACGCGGCGTTCTGTACGGTTTGGTCAGACTGCGGCATTACAGAGCTCTCCCGAATCCAGTGGCGGTGTAGTGGTACGCCCTTTCAATCGTAGCTGTACCGGCGTAAAAATCGACCTCAAAGCCTGTTGTGGTCACGTTTGAAAGCAGGTAACGCTCGTCCGACAGCAAATCAACTGGCGTGATCGAGACGGCGTATAGGTCGTAGAAAGTGTGGTCGAAGCTAATGGTGGTGGCCGTGCTGGGATTGGAGCTGGATGTAACGCGCCGCACCAGCTCGGGAATCATGCGGAGGGATTCAACGGCAATGTTCACCGAGTCGTTATCGGTTGACAGCACGGCTTTCACTTGGAACGCCCGACCTTGGATGACGCCGTTAATCACCTCGGTCCATGGTCCCCAAGTTGGTGTGCCAGCCGGATCGTCGTCCGTTGCACGAATGTAGGTCACAAGGTTGATTGCATCATCGGTATCGCCATCAAAGAAGCCGCTGCGTTCGTCAAACAAACCGGAAGCATTATCGAACAATGTGCCAGTGGCAAGCGAACGCGTTAGGACATAGCGCCGGAAATTCACGTCGTAAACGCCGCCAAGCTCCAGAGTTTCTGAGAAGTAGTATTCGGCTTGGGCGTCACCCTCGGCGTAAATTGGCTCCCAATAATCAAGTGAAACGTACAGGTCAAGATCAATGACCAAGGCTGTTTCGGTGCCGTCGTAGGAACAGTTGACCTTGGTGCCGCTGTAGGGCGTGGCAAGATTTTCTTCCTCCCATTGCACGCCACCAAAGTAATAATCAACGGCGTATCCAATCGTGGTGTAAAGATCCAGTTGCAGGCGAGATTCGTATTCGGGTATTGCAACTTCAAATGACGCTGCATTGGTGGAGCGATTGCCTAAATAGTCTTCAAATTTGACGAAATATGTTCCAGGCAACAGCGGCACTTGTTTTTGCGTTGAGCTTCCGGCAACGGCATCAACGATCTGACTGCTGTATGCCCACTCAGCGGAAGCAAGGTTGCGGGGGTCATGGCGGATGATGACTTTGCCGCCGATGCGAACATCTAACTCCGAAGATTGGTTCCAAGTCAAAACAGCCAATGCCTCGTTGATCGCTGTCAGCGTCAGGCCAGTTACATCGAGTGGCGGGGCGCCAGCGCCTTGCACTGTGTAGGTGGCGATAGCTGGTGTGCTATACAGCACGTTGCTTGCGCTGATGCTGCTGACTTGAATTTCGTATGCGCCAGTGCGTACATCTTCAATGTCAAACGTCGTACCTTGGACGGTGCGCGTGGTGAAGTTGTCATCCTCGTGGCGGTATTTAACGCGGAAATTTTTGATGCCTTTGGGTCCCAGCCAAGCAAATGTGATCTTGATAGCGATGCGCCCGTTTAACTCGTACTGAACTTCTTTGGTGGTGCCGCCACCCGGAACGGGAATGTCCAGCACCAGCAAGCCCGATGGGGAGTCAGGGATGACATTTAGGTCGGTGGTGTCACGCTGCTGCAGATCAAAGCCGTTTTCGATGTAGCCGTATTTGCTTTCGTTGTAAGCGATTGCCGTGATCGTATAAGCGGCGTTGTCTTGTTCCTGAACACTCAGTACGCGCCAAGTTGAGCCTTCAAGTGTTGGGCTTTCCAGTACCCACAAAGAGTTGCTGTTAGGCGCTTGGGAGAATTCGGAGCTGACCGTAATATTTGCGCCTGCAATCTCTTGAATTTCGCGTTGTTCGACGGTCCCGTCAGGCAGGATTGCGCTCAAAATGGAGCCGCCGGTGTAGGACAAATCCGTTGCGGAAGTGTTGTCTACGGTGATGACCGTTGTGGTTGCCGTGTTGATGCGACCGCCGCGGCGTGAACCAGCTTTGACCGGATCGGCAATCAAAATGACTTGACCGGGGCGCACTTGCTGGCCAGCCTCAAGGCTTGACGTAAAGCTGACGACTTCCTTTTCGTAGCGTTCGGAATACAGTAGCCAGCGACCGATGCGGTTGGCTTGTGCGCGGCTGGTGCAGGCAAAAGCACTGATTTCAGTGCGAACGGCGCCGTACTTATCAATCGCCTCGGTGTCTTCGACCACTTCGTAGGCTGTGTCCCGAAGCCCCGGTTGCCAAACGCCCGAACTGTTGTAACGGCCAATGTCCAGATAGCTAACGACTGCAACGTTGGGGCGGGTTTTGAGGCTGCTGCCGCTGTAGTTAAAACCTTCAGGGGTGACGTTGGAAGCAGTGAACAGGAAGGCCGGATCAGAGGGGCGATCCTGCGCGATTGTCATGCTGCCGCTGCTCCAGAAGCCTTGACAACGCATCACCGAAAGCAGGTCGTTGACGAGCTTGTAGGCTTCCTCGGCGGTTTGGATTGTGGCGTTACAAGAAAAACGAACTTCCGTGCCACCAAAGCCGTCATCAACAAGCTCATTAGCGTATTTGGACGCGGCAAAAAATGCCCACTTGTCCAGTTGGGCAGCATCAATGTGCTCGCCAAATCCGTAACGGCTGCTTGTCAGCAAGTCGTACAAGATCCAAGCAGGACACGCCGTCCAAGTAGCAGCAGCAAACGTTCCATTCCAAACAAAGTTTTCGGGATAGATGATGCGCCCGTTTTGTGGATCAACGCTCACCCCAGCGGGGATTGCCACCTTGACGCCTTTGACGAGGTAACTGCGGCTAGGAATGCTGTTGAACTGTTCGGCATCAACACGCAGACCGACAAGGGCGCTGTTGGGGTAGCGCAACTTTGCCCAGATGATCTCCGTGTAGCTCTGCCAATTAAAAGCGTTGCTCAGCAATGCACTGGTGCTGTCGGCGGTAACGCGGGTGACGCGAATGTCAACGGAATCGCTCGGGTTAGGGCGTGCCAGTTGAATTAGATAATCCTTGCGGTATTCATCTCCAGTGCGGCCTGAGATCGTGTCAGTGGTGGCGCCATTCAGCCCGATTGCCTGGTCCGTAAAACCTGCGCCTGCATACTGCATTGCAATCTTTAATTGAACTGAAGCGCCGTTTGTGTTGCCAGTTGTGGGGTCGATATTTTGAAGCGCGGGAATTGCAATAGTTACGCGAACGGCATCGACATCAACATCAGTGATGCTGCGCGTAATTGGCACATCTTTGATGACAGCAAGACCAACTGGAGTTTCATCTTCAACGCCGGGGCTCAACGGAATGTAGGTCTGGTTTTGCGTGCCGTTGCGCGTATAAATCTCAACGTCTTCAAAGTTATATGTACCATTTAAGTTTTGGATTGGCGTGTTGTTTAGATAAATGGACGGGAGTGTAGATATGGAAGATACGCCGCCGATTGTGACCGTTTGTGGTACCAATCCTTCAATTTCGCCTTCTGAAATTAGGTCGATGACATTGGCGTACTGACGCGAATCAAGGCTGTCCTTGGCCGTGCTTGGGGTGCGTGAGCTGCCGCCATCACCACCTTTGCCAAAACCTCCAGCACCAATGATCGTCATGCCTTCACCTGCACAGTGTCGATGCCAGCGGAAATCACAACACTGCCGGTCAAGGTGAGCCCGTAGCAAATTGGAACGGGTGTTCCTTGGCGGGAAGTTTGCTGGATGCCAGAGAAACTGTAGCTCTTGCGAGGGTCGTTATTGCTGTTGGCGCCCTGTGTGACAGTGGGGACTGGGCTAATTAGTTGAGAAACACCACCCATAATCAGGCTGGCACCCACAGCACCAATGGCCAGAGCGGCTGTTGAGCCAAGTTGAAAGCCGGTGGTAATGCTCAAGCCAGTTGCAAAAGGACCGTAAGCCGTTGATGCAAAAGCACCTAACGGACCGGCAATAATTGCAAATGCCAAAAGCGCCGCGCCGGCCAAAATTTGTCCCGTGCTTCCACCTGCACCAGTCAACACAGGGACGATTTTGATGTCCTGCAGGCCGGTCGGCTCGTGCAGTTGATCGAGAGTTAGATCTTCGCTGCCGACAGTGACGCGGTAATGCTGGTCCGCCATGTGTTTTTCAACGGCGGGGAAGTTGGCCACCAAAAAACGCAGGGCTTCGGCGGCGCTGGCAACATCTGCCTGCAGCACACGCTTGCCGATGAACTGAGCCAGCGGTCCGTAGAGCTTGATCTTACGGAGCATGGCGCAACCTCCTTCCTGTACATTTTAAGAGCCAGCCACCGTATAAGTCACGAGTCGATAAGCGATTTTGCAGGTGATGCAGCAGCATCCCGTCGCCCAAATACACGCCGCAGTGGTTGAGGCCGGGCGATCCAATCGACAAAAGCAGTAGGTCGCCGCGTTCCAGTAATTCATCGTCTTGGAGTTGCCGGAAACCTGTCGCAGCCCAGCAACCCTCAAACATGGGTGCAGCTAAAAATTCCGTGGGATCCAATGGGCGGTCCCAGTCGCGGAGTTCAATCCCGTTTTCGGCATACCAGTCACGCGCCAATGTCCAGCAATCCTGCACAGCCCATACCCATTGCCGACCGATCAGCGGTGCTTTGTAACCGTTGGGTGTGTAGGTGCCCAATGCTTGAGTTTTGGGGTTGACGATGTGCCAAGGCAGGCCAGTTTTTTCGGCAGCTACCTTATCGGCCTCACTAGCGATGGCTGGTGTGATCGGGTGGCTATGGACGATGGCAATAATTTCGCCAGCATCTTCGGCGGCGGCATAGTCGTCAGGTGCCAGCACAAACATTTGCTCGGCGTGGGTAGCAAGGTTGCTGCATGGCCAATAGTGCTCCTTGCCCTTGATAACCACCACCAAGCCGCAGGCTTCTTTTGGATCTTCGGCCTGTGCGTGGGCTAAGGCAGCTTCACGCCAACTCATACGAAGTAGGTGCCAATGCCGGGGTAACCGCCGTAAGGCAGTTCAGCATTTTGGCCAAACCGTAGTTTGCAACTGTCAACCCGTTTGCCGCATACGTCTTCGCTTGCGTTGCCAACGGCTACGTCGTTTTCGTTGTAGTAGTTGGTGCCGGCATAGCTGCACTCAGCAGAGCGGTAGACCCACTGGCAACGGGTAACGCATTGGCGTTTTGGCGCACGAACACCAGCAAGATCAAATGCAGAGGCAAGTTCAAACTCAACGACATCGCGGCTTTCGGCTGACTTTCGATCGACGTAATAAATCTCGCGTGGCCACTCGGCGTAGGGGTCGGCGGTGGCATTTACAGGTTCAAGGAAAATCGAAGTGCCATCTTCAAACAACAGCCTTGAACCATCTTCCAAAAGAAGTACATCTCCGGAAGCAAAATTTTCCGCGTCTAAGAATCGCTTTAGCGTCCTGATACGAATAACTTTGGCGCCTTCCAAGCCTTCTGGCAGGGTGGCAAGGATTGCGGTAATTGAACCAAGTAGGTTAGATGCACGCAGTTTTGGGCGTGGCAGTTGGCCGTTGCCGTTGTACTCAAAACCATCTGCCTCGATTGGCAGTGCTTGATATGCCTGCGAGTTCCAAATGATGTCCGTCAGGACTTCGTTAAAACCAGCGTGAAAATAATACGTCTGGTCAACTCCGTGCTGGGCAGCATTCAGTTCGAGCTGAAACAACTCGATGACTGCACTAGGGGCGATCTCCTGTAGTGCGGCAGTGAGGCTGGCTTGGCTGTCGCTGGTGACGTAACCAGCATCCCAATAGCCGGTTACAACATACGCCATGTGTTACGCAGTGGCGGCTTTGATTACAGCAAAACCAATGACGATGGCCTCAGAAAGCGAGCCAGCAGTGATATTGCGGACGTTGATTGAAGCCGAACCGGCAGCCGCCTGGGCGTTGAGTGCGTAAGAACCAGCCGTGCCTGCACTGACGTGGTTAAGCACCAGCAGGTCTGTGGCTGCAATGGTGTTATTGGTCAGGGTGAAGCTAACGGTGGTGTCAGCGGCCAGAGCGGCGCCGTTCAGGGTGATTTGGCCGCAACGCTTGTTGAGGGTCACGCCGGTACTTTTGCTGGTGGCTTGGGTGACCGTGCCGCCTTCGCCGGTGATGTAACCAGCCTTATCGGTGTTCAGGTTGGTGAAGTTGGCGTCCAGCTCGGTGTGGGTCAGTGGACTGCCCTTGCCGGCGCGGGTGACGATGGTGCTCATGGAAGGTCTCCGGTACTAGCAGTTTAGATGCTTATGCCATCAGGGTTCAAATACTTCGCGGAACGTTTA